TTTTTAGTATCGGGGCCACTAAGCGCCAAAAATAATGATATTCTCACGATAAGAGCGTATGAAGCTAACGGCGATGTGATTTTTAATGAGCGCGTCATACCGATGACAAATGCAACTACCGGAGAAAGTTTTAGGCTAACAGTATATTTTACAATTCGTCAAATTGGGGGCGCTGGGACTGCATCTATAATTTCTAGTCTAAATTTTACTTATGGCGATGTTGCTTCCACCAAATGGTCAACCGATATGGGGACGGTAGTTAATAGCACGACTTTCCGCACTGATATACACAACACGTTAGACGTAACCGCGCAATTTAGTTCAAGTAGCGCGGAAAACTCTATACAAGCTATTCAAGCTATATTAACTAAAGTGTACTAATTATGCCCATACCTTTTGATTTTGATTTTAAAAACCCGGATTATATAAAAGTCTTTGAGTACAGGCTTGAAAGGCTTAATAGGATTAGGGACAACCCTAATTGTCTTGCTGGTTTACGCCAATATTACAAAGAAAACCCAGCGCAATTTATAATAGACTGGGGCACAACGTCAGACCCTAGGAATATGGAGCGTGACCTACCAACAGTCGCGCCCTTTCTGCTTTTCCAGAGACAAGAAGAATGGGTAACCTGGTTTTTGGATTTGTGGAGAAAGGGAAAGCCCGGCATTACTGATAAATCCCGAGAAATGGGCTTAAGCTGGTTAACCATTTCGCTCGCTTGCACGATGTGCTTATTTAATGAAGGGATCGTGGTCGGTTTTGGTAGCAGAAAAGAAGAATACGTTGACAAACTGGGCGACCCTAAAAGCCTATTACAGAAAGCGCGTCAATTTCTGTCGTTAATACCTCCAGAATTTAAGGACGGTTGGGACATTAAAAAACACGCGCCGCATATGCGCATTCAATTCCCCGGCACAAACAGTATAATATCAGGCGAGGCAGGGGACGGAATAGGGCGAGGAGACAGGGCATCTTTTTATATAGTAGATGAAAGCGCGTGGCTACCAAGGCCGGAACTTGTAGAAGCGTCATTGTCACAGACAACAAACTGCCGAATTGACGTAAGCACACCGCGCGGCATGAATAACCCTTTTGCGCGGCGTAGATTTGGCGGTAAGGTAAGCGTGTTTAGTTTTCACTGGCGCGATGATCCTAGAAAAGATGAAGAATGGTACACCAAAAAATGCCATGACATTGATGACCCTGTGGTTATAGCGCAAGAGATAGATCTAGATTATTCGGCGTCATTGGAAGGGATTTTAATACCTAGCGCTTGGGTGCAAGCATCTGTTGATGCGCACAAAAAACTTAATATAACGCCGTCAGGTGTGCGCCTCGCCTCGATGGACGTGGCGGACGAAGGAAAAGATAAAAACGCGCTTTGTGGAAGGCATGGTATACTTATTGAGTATATTGAATCGTGGTCGGGCAAAGGTGATGATATTTTTAAAAGTGTTGAAAAAGTCTTTTCTTTATGTGATATATTAGATTATGATCATGTTATATACGATGCGGACGGCTTGGGCGCGAGTGTACGCGGTGACGCTAGAGTAATAAACAACCGCCGAAAGAATAAAAACGTTAATGAAATAAAATTTGATGCATTTAGAGGCTCCGGCGAAGTCGTAGATAAGAATAAAGACCCTTTTTTGAAAAAAGGACAAGCGCGAGACTCAGGGAAGGGTCGAACTAATCAGGATTTCTTTGCTAACGCAAAAGCACAAGCGTGGTGGACGTTGAGGCGAAGATTTCAGTTAACGCATAGAGCGGTAGTTAACGGCGTTGATGTTGACCCAGATGATATTATTAGCCTATCGGGCGCATTGCCAGAACTTAGAAAATTAATAATAGAATTATCACAACCCACATACTCACAAAATAACGTGGGTAAACTTTTAGTTGATAAGATACCTAAAAGCGGTCTATCACCTAATTTAGCGGATGCTGTTATGATGTCATTTTGTCCCACAAAAAGGAAAGGAGGCATGTTTAATGTCATTTCTTAGCCGACTATTTGGCGCCGGTAAAAACGCGGAAAAACAAACCCCCAAAGTTGAAGAAAAGAAAGTTTTTACAACTGATTTTCGCAGGGATAGCACTTTACGTAAAATAGAAATAGCGGAACAATTAAATTTCAATTTTCAGCCCGTTGCGGATGAGCATAGGTTAGTAGCACCTAATACCGCGTATGATGCCGCATACGCCCCTAATCAAAAATTGAATTTTAATAACATAGGGATTTCTGAAAGTGTAATTAGTTGGTATGTCGCACAAGGTTTTATTGGGTACCAAAACGCGGCATTAATAGCGCAACACTGGCTAATTAGTAAGGCGTGTTTAATGCCCGCACAAGATGCAATCCGTAAAGGCTACGAAATAACCAGCAATGACGGCGAGGAAATAGACGCCGAGATTTTGGATTTCATCAGAGAAAAAGACGTAGAGTTTAAACTAACTAAAAACCTCATTGAGTTTATCCAAATGGGTCGCGTGTTTGGCATACGTATTGCAATGTTTGTAATTGAATCTGATGACCCTGATTATTACGCAAAGCCTTTTAATATTGACGGCATCGAGCCCGATAGCTATAAAGGTATATCGCAAATTGACCCGTATTGGATAACGCCACAGCTTGACGATGCAGCCGCAGCAAGTCCCGGATCAATACATTTTTACGAACCGACATGGTGGAGAATAACGGGGCAGCTTGTGCATAGGTCACACCTGGTTATTTACCGAACCGAGGAGCTAGCGGATATATTAAAGCCCTCGTATATTTATGGCGGCGTACCAATACCGCAAAAAATATATGAAAGAGTATACGCCGCCGAACGTACAGCAAATGAAGCGCCGATGCTAGCGATGACTAAGAGAACCGATGTACTGAAAACCGACACTTCACAAGCCCTGGCAAACCAAGGTGTTTTTGAACAACGCATGTCGCAGTATGTTTTTAATCGCGATAATTACGGCGTTAAAGTGATAGACGAAACAGAGGAAATGCTAAGACTAGATACATCACTGGGCGAACTAGACAATGTGATTATGACCCAGTACCAGCTTGTAGCGGCGGCTGCTAATGTGCCATCGGTAAAACTTTTAGGTACAAGCCCCAAAGGGTTTAACGCCACAGGGAATTACGAAGAATCTTCATATCATGAATTTTTGGAATCATTGCAAGAGTCCGGCATGACACCGCTATTAGATAGGCATCATTTGTTATTAATGCATTCCGAAATTATACCCAAATTTGGGTATAAAGATTTTGATATTTGCGTTAACTGGTCGGAACTTGACGCGATGACCGCAGAAGAACAAGCGATGGTTAATAAGCACAAAGCAGAAACAGCGGCAACACTTGCGGCAATAGGCGCAATTGATGGCGTAGATGAAAGAAAGCGCATTATAAATGATAAAGAATCAGGGTATAATGGGCTACTTGATGAAGATAAAGAACTCATTGAGCTAGAAAATGAATAAAATTAAACTTGCGCCTAAAAAAGAACAATGGCTAGGCAAGCGAAACATTGCGTTAAAAGGCACGCGTTTAAACTACAACGCAAGCCTGCAAATACGCTACAAAAATAAATTATTGAATCTTACAAGGAGTATGCTCAATGAGACTTCGCGCCGAATCATTGCGCTTTTTAAAAGCCCAAGCTCAAAATATTTTTTTAAGAATCAAAAAGAAGCAACCGCCATGGATAGTTCTATTGCGTCAAGAGCTACGCGTTTAATGCAAAGCTTAACGGCTAAGTTTTCGCAGTTATTTAATAACAAAGCGGACACATTGGCCGCGTCAATGATTAAACAGACAAAAAAAAGCAGTGAGATAAATTTAGGCACGAGCTTAAAGAAATTAAGCGGCGGGTTGACGTTAAACACGGGGGTAATACCGGAAGGCATGGAAGAGGTGAGCGCCGCGTTAATACAGGAAAACGTTAATTTAATTAAGTCGATACCTGCAGAGTATTTAAAAGATATAGAGGGCGCTGTTATGCGCTCAATCACAAGCGGGGCGGGTATAAAGTCGCTTGAGGATGAGATAAAGAAACGAAGTGGCCAAACAGATCGCAGAGTGTCATTATTAGCATTAGACCAAACGCGAAAAGCCTATAATTCTATAAATAAACAAAGGATGCAGGCGTTAGGGGTTAAACAATTCGAATGGGTGCATTCGGGAGGAAGTCGAGAACCGAGAGAATCGCACATGCGACTTGATGGGCGTATTTTTAGTTTTGACGACTTACCGCTAAAAGGTGACGAGGGATTTACAAACGGGCAGTTTCCTGGTCAAGCAATAAACTGTAGGTGCACAATGATACCAGTTTTTGAATTTGAAAACGGAGAGCGTATATAATGCCTTTACAATTAGGGACAAGTAAAAACGTGTTGGCGGCAAATATTGAAGAGCTTATAAGAGCGGGTCATAAGCAAAATCAGGCGGTTGCAATTGCCTATAGCGAACAACGCGCAAGTAATGACAAGCCTACCGACCCAAGTACTGCGGGCTTGTCGGTATATGAAGAGAAAGAAGACACACAGAGAACAAAAGACTTTAACGGATGGTACGAGGTTAAAGGTAACCCATTGACAAAGGTTGGAGTTTTCCCGTACGCAGGTAGGCAAATCGATCCAAGCGGTGAGCTAGGGTTAGAACCAGATGAGTTGTATCAAGTGTACAGACCGGAAGAAGAGCTAAACAATGAGGACACTATTAACTCATTTAAACTTATTCCGTGGACTGATGAACACACAATGCTAGGCGGCACTAAAGACGGCCTAACACCCGCAGAGAAAAAAGGCATACACGGCGTGGTGGGTGAAGAAGTGTATTTTTTAGATGGTTATTTAAGAGGTAACATTAAAGTATTTTCCGAAAAACTGGCTAGACTTATCGAGAGTGGAAAAAAAGAACTCTCAATAGGTTATAGGTGCTTGTATGAATTAAGCTCAGGCGTGTATAATAATGAAAAATACCAAGTCATACAGCGCGACCTAAGAGGTAACCATTTAGCTTTAGTTGACGAGGGTAGAGCCGGCCCAGATGTTTCAGTGTTAGACCATTATAAATTAACTTTTGATTCAAAGGAGTTCAAAAAGATGGAAAAAATGGAAGAAGTGAAGGCGAAAGATGAGGCTATGAGCCTTGAAGCGCTAGCCGATATGATTAAAGAATTAAAAGAAGTAGTATCTAAACTCGTCGAAACAGATGTTAAAGTTGAAGACGTAGAGCCTGAAGATTTTGTAGGTAAGGCAAACGTAACAGACAAAGACGATGACAAAGACGATGACAAAGACGATACAGAAGTTGAGATTAAAGTAAAAGAAGAAGACAAAAAGGACAGTATGGACATGAAAACTATCCTAAAATCTGTTTCTGATCGCGATATTTTAGCAAAAAGATTATCAAATCATCTAGGCGCATTTGATCACGCAGCAAAAACACTTGAAGAAGTCGCGCGGTATGGTGTGGACAAACTCAAATTAAAGGCTAAACCTGGTTATGAAATTGCGGTACTTGAAGGGTTCCTGGCCGGAAAAAGGGACATAGGCGCATCAATTGCCCTCGATAACTCACAAAAGAAATCGAGCAGTATTGACGCATATTTATTAGCAATAAAAGGAGGTGTTTAATATGGGTTTCCAATCAAGTGTAGCTTTGAGCTCAGGGTTTGGCGTACCTGGAGAATTATACGTTAATGATCCTAGGCGTTCAAAGTCGTATATTTTAGATTCAACAGCTCCAGCCCTAAACATCGTGGGCGCGACTGCTTACACAATCGTAAGCGAAGGCGTAGCAGAAGCGGGCGGAACTGGGATTTTTGCGGGTATTTTAATAATGCCTAAATCTTATGCATTGTTTGGCGTGGGCGGCATACCTTTAGCCCCTACTTTAACACTACCTAACGACACCCAAGCCGAAATTCTTTCTATGGGTACAATCATAGTGACATTGCCGGCGGCCGCAGATATCGGCGATGTTGTTATTTTCGACCAAGCGACAGGCGTATTAAGCACACAAGCACAAGCCGCAGGCTTGCCAGTTGGTTCAAGTTATGCAAACGCTTTTGTTAGTTATTACACGGTAGATGCCCCGGGCCTAGCTGTTATTACTGTTAATCCCGTTGAAATTGTAGTTTAAGCCAAAAAAGGAGTAGGCGAATAATGAGTAATTCAAAAATACACCAGTCTTTACCAGCCCGAAACTTCAGGGCTTTTGATAATTTTAAAGCGGAAGAATACGAGTCTTTAAGTACAACACTTGGGATACATTTAGATAAGCGCACCATTTCCCAAATGATGAGCTACGCAATGGATGAGCTGCAACCAACTGTGACCGTAGGCTCTATTTCCACACCTGTACAATTTTTACAAGAATGGTTACCCGGTTTTGTAAAAGTCATCACAGCGGCCAGAAACATTGATGAGTTTATCGGTTTGGATATTGTTGGAGCGTGGGAAGATGAACAAGTCGTACAGGGTATAATCGAATTAACAGGTTATGCGATTCCTTATGGCGATTCAACAAACGTCCCTTTGTCAAGCTGGAACACAAATTTCAATTACAGAACAGTAGTGAGATTTGAACAAGGGATGATGGTTGACAGACTCGAAGAAGCCCGAAGCGCTAGGCAGCGCGTTGATTCTGCTAGCGAAAAACGCGAATCATGCGCTTTACAACTAGAAATCGAGCGTAACAGAACCGGGTTTTTTGGCTACAATAATGGCGCAAATTTAACCTATGGGTTTTTGAATGATCCAGGTTTACCCGCTTATGTTAACGTACCCGTAGGCGCAAGCACTGACACAGAATGGGCAACTAAAACATTCCTTGAAATCACCAAAGATATACGTACAGCTATCAGCGCGTTACGTACCCAGTCGCAAGACGTGATTAATCCCGAAAAAGTTAATTTAACTTTAGCGGTTGCAACTGATGCCGTAGATTGGTTAAGCACCACTTCTGACTTCGGTATTTCTGTTAGGGATTGGCTAACTAAGGCTTACCCGAAAGTGCGCGTGGTTTCAGCCCCAGAATTGAACGGCGCAGATGGTGGCGAGAGCGTGTTTTATCTTTACGCGGACGCTATACAAGACCGCTCAACAGATAACGGCAAAACCTTTATACAACCGGTGCCAGCTAAATATTTGGTGTTAGGTGTTCAACAATTAGCAAAAGGCTATTTGGAAGATTATTCCAACGCCACCGCGGGCACAATGTGCAAACGCCCTTGGGCAGTTGTGAGATACAGCGGTATATAAAAGTTATCGCGCCGTTAACGCGGCGCAATACAAACAGGAGTAAAAAAATGAGTTACCACATTTATAGTACTTTGGCGAATAATCAAAGATACGCAACTTATAAACCGTCGCAACCAGGCCAAGACATTGCAATAATTGACAAAGAAGTTTTAATTGAGGGCAAAGCGGGAGTGGCAAATAAAAACCTAATAACACCGCGCGGCGTTGTAACTAAAATTACAGACAGCCAATATAAAATACTAGATCAATGCAAGATGTTTAACCGACATGTAACGCGCGGCTATATTGCAGTAGAAAAGAAAAACGAGGCAATAGATAAGGTACTTGTAGGCATGGAACCCCGCGACGTATCCGCACCTATTACACCGGAATTCTACGAAAAGGCACCAGACAATATAGCTAAACCGAGTAAAAAACGGAGTGCATAAAGCATGGCCATAATCACTTTTGATGTAGACTTATTTCGTGAGCAATTCCCTGCTTTCGCCGACCCTCTTATATATCCTGATGTTATGCTGCAGATGTATTGGGATATGGCGATCTGTTATATATCAGATGAAGATTATGGATGGCTTAAGGGTGCATGTAGATTACTCGCACTCAATTTAATGACCGCGCATTTAATAGCTAGCGCAAATCTAATAATTGCGGGTCAAACGTCGCAGCTTATAGCTGGCGCAACTATAGATAAAATTTCGGTAAGTCTTACCCCACCGCCTTTGAGGAATCAATGGCAGTGGTGGCTTAGTACTACACCGTACGGTTTGCAGTTGTGGGCGCTACTTCAGGCG